AATAATAATTATGGAAATTACAGGTAGAATAAAAAAAATCAACAGTACACAAACTAGAGGAGCTAAAAACTTTAGAACAAGAACGATGTGGCTTGTAACAAATGACAAATATCCACAGACATTACAAGTAGAATTTCTGCAAGATAAAGTTAATCTATTAGACAACTTTACTGAAGGTTCTTTTGTTAGAACAGCTATAAACCTAAGAGGTAGAGAATGGCAGAATCCACAAGGAGAGGTTAAAGTATTCAATACTATTGAAGGATGGAAGTTAGAAGATGATGTAGAACAAGTAAGTGCAACACAACAAAGTCCTGATAGAAACAACGACTTACCATTCTAAATGACTGCAGAAGAAAGAAAAAAGACCCCTGTTTATTCGGGGGTTTTAAATTATTTTCCTGATGCTATTTTAGAAGTGGCAAAAGTTTCTTATATTGGTAATAAGCAACACAATCCTAATTTGCCTTTGCATTGGGATAGAAGTAAATCAGGAGATGAATTAGATGCTCTTACAAGACATCTTATAGAAGCTGGTAAGATTGATAGTGATGGTATGCGGCATTCCGCAAAAATTGCTTGGAGAGCATTGAGCAACTTGCAAAAAGAAATAGAAAAAGACAACAAAAAGAAAAATTAAAATGCTAATAAACTTTGATGACCAGATAAATAAACTACACGATATACGTTCTGGTAAAATCAAAGAAGGCTTGACTTTAGGATTTCCAGAAATAGACGAATTTTTTAGGTTTAAACAAGGTAACTTTTTAGTATGTTTGGGTCACGCAAATGTAGGTAAGACTACTGTGATTCTTTATTTAATGTTATTGTATTCAATAAAGCATAATATTAGATGGCTTATATTTTCAAGTGAGAATGAAGCTCATAGTATTATAAGAAAACTTATAGAGTTTCTTGCAGCTAAACCAATCAATAAAATAACAGACGAAGAATTTGAAAAGCATAAGCAGTTTGTATTCCATCAATTTAAGATTATTGATTCTAATGAGCTACACACTTATAAGACTTTATTAGAACTTGCTACAAATATCAAAAAGGCTTGGAACTATCACGGATTTCTTATAGACCCTTATAACTCTTTGATGAAAGATAGAGAGATGTTAAAAGGTATTAACTCTCACGATTACGATTATGAAGCAACTTCTGAGATACGAATATTTTGTAAAACACATAATGTAGCTATATGGTTGAATACACACGCAGCTACAGAAGCATTAAGAAAGAAACACGGAAGTTCTGATGATTATGTAGGACATCCAATTCCTCCTATGGCAAGTGATGTAGAAGGTGGAGGTAAGTTTGTAAACCGTTCGGATGAATTTATTTGCATACATAGATATACTCAGCATCCAACAGATTGGATGTATAATCACATTCACGTTAGAAAAGTAAAAGACATAGATACAGGAGGAAGACCAACTCCAATAGATGAACCTATAAAACTTAAGTCAATATTAAATAATGTAGGATTCCAATTAAATGGAAATCACATAATAACTCCAACTTTAACCAAACAAATTAATTTACCATTTTGAAAACTCCAGTAGAATTAGCATATGATAAACATAACCAATGGGTAGAGATAGTACAAACCTTTGGAGGATTGAATAATGAGGAATGTGAGGATTTGGTACAGACTATGTATATTCTTCTTATAAAGTATACTCAAAAAGGTATTGATTATATGTATAATGATGAGATAAACTATTATTATGTATTTAAAATACTAAGAGGACTTTATGTAGATTTGATTAGAAAGAAAAGTAAAGTAAAACTAATTAGTTTAGAAAACATAGAACCTGTAACAGAAATTGACCATAACAATTATGATGAGGTTTATAATAAAGTACAAGACATTCTTAAAGATATGTACTGGTACGATAAAAAAGTATTTGAAATTATAGAAGATGGTACTAACATAAGTGAACTATCAAGAAAAAGTAAGATAAGTTATTATAGCTTATACAATACCTATAAGAAAGTAAAACAGAAACTAAAAGATAATTTATGATTGAATATATAATTAAAGATTATATTATTGATTATGCTTATAGAAAATTAGATAAAATAAAGATTTCACAAAGTTTAAATCTGAGTAAATTTGGTTCAGAAAAAAAAAGAATATTAGAAGGATATATAGGAGAGAGAATTATTATGGATTATTTAAATATTAAAAATAATATTGATGAATATGATTATGACCTACTTTCTAACAAAGGAAAAAGATTAGAAATAAAAACAGTTAGTTGTAAATTTAAACCAAAAACAAATTATTTATGTACAGTAAATTCACATAAAACTAATGGTATTCATAAACAAAATGCTGATTACTATATATTTTTAAGAATATTAAATGATTATAGTTTAGCTTGGATTCTTGGATATTATCCTTGTAAAGATTTTTTTAAAGATGGATTATTTATAGAAAAAGGTAAAGATTTTGGTAAATTCAAATTCATAAAATCAAATGCAACTGTTTTAGAAATTAATAAATTAAATAAATTTTAATATGAAAATAGGAAACTTAATAGAATTAATTACAACATACACAGGAATAAAATACTTAGTAGAAACTTATCATAGTTTAAGAGGAACTAAGTGTAACTGTGATAAAAGAAAAGATGCTTTAAATAAATTTAAAATAGATAGAAATGGAATTACAAAAGTTTAGTCAAGAAGACTACGATAAATGGACAGAGTTTAAAGCTGCTAATGGCAAAAGTATAAACAGAAAAGAACAAGAGCTTATTTCAAAATTACATTCAGTTTACTTTAAACATAATTATTATCTTCCCTGCACTTGTACTCCGAAAACATATATAGCGTGGATAAAACAATTAAATGATATTTACGCTAATGGGACTCAGTAAGATATATCTATACGAACAAGCAGTAGTTCAGATACTCAATATGGATAATTGGGATTTAAAATGGGCTGGTAATGGTTTTGAGCATTATGATGCTATAGGCAAGACTCCTAAAGGTCACGATTGCGTGATAGAAATGAAATTTAGAAAAAAATACTATAAAGAAAAAATGTTAGAGGTTTATAAGTATGAGCAACTAATAAGTATGGATTCTGAAATTGTAAAGCTCTACTTTGTATCTGACCCTAAAGGAAACTATTTGTATTGGCTAAACTATTTAGATATGCCAGAACCTGTAGATATGTATTGTCCTGATACTACAATGTGGACTAAGAAACGATTACTAAAACCTGTATATCTTCTCACAGAACAACAAGCAAGTATTATAAATAGAGAATCATATAATTAAATTTTGTTAATAACTTTATATTACTTATATTAGCAAAAAAACAATATGAAAAAAAGACAGTATAGAAGTAATCAAGGAAGAAGTCCAAGAAAAGAAGAACAGATAATGAATGTTCTTAAAGTAGCGTTTCTTGGATTAGCAATAACAATATTAACCTGTATAATACTTAACTAATATGCCAATACCTAAACCTAAACCATCAGAAACAAATAATGATTTTATTAATCGTTGTATGTCAGACGAAGTAATGATTAATGAATATCCTAAAAGATATCAAAGACTCGCAGTATGTACAGCACAACTTAAAAGAAAATGACTTTACTACAAAATCAGATTTATGAAGCTAACTTTAATTATATAGGTCAAGCTCTAATCAAAGCATACGATACTAAGAAACAAAATAATCAATCTACTAAAGAATTAGGTAATTTAATTAAATGTATAAACGAGATGCATATGTTTGTTATGGGTCTTAGAAACGAAGTACAAATATTAGACTATAAAATAAAGATAGTAGAATCAGATAAACTAAGAGCAATAGAGAGAGCAAGAAAATCAGAAAAACTATTAGAAAAATGATACAATTATTAGACGGCAAGACATATGACCACAAAGAACTATTATCTAAAATGGATGATGATTCTTTTTATTATGGAGAGTTAAACAAATTAGCTTTAAGTAGTTCTACACTTAAACTATTATTATCAAGTCCTAAGACTTATAAGCACGTTACTGAGTATGGTAATCCTGAAACTCAGCCTTTAAGAGATGGGTGGTTATTTCATACAGCTATATTAGAACCTGATGTTTTTAACTCACAGATATTTGTAGATGTAGCAAGTAAGAACACAAAGGCATATAAGTTAGCTAAAGAAGAACACGGTAAGGTATTTACAATACAAGAAAAGAATAATGCTGAAAAGTTAGCAGATGCATTTTTAAGAAATGAACACGCACTTAAACTTATAACAGACTGTGAATTTGAAGTTCCTGCAATAGGAAATGTATGTGGCTTTCCATTTAGAGGTAAAGCAGATGTTCTTGGAAAAGATAGAATAGTAGACTTAAAAACTACAACAGACATTAAAGGTTTTCCATATGCTGCAAAGAAATATGGATATGATGTACAATGCTATTTGTACTGTAATCTATTTGATGTGGGATATGAACAATTCAAATTCTTAGTAATGGACAAAGGAAGTTTAGACATAGGTATATGGGACTGTTCAGAAGAATTTTATTTAGAAGGTAAAAGAAAAGTAGAGAAGGCTGTAGATATCTTTGAAACCTTTTTTATTCACGGAGCTGACTTAGACGATTATGTATTGACAGGTACGCTATGAAAGAACTAATACAAGACATAGACATTATAATAGACGCTATACATATGGGAGATACAGAAAATGCCATAGATATGCTTGAAGATATACAAAGAGAATTAAAAATTAAATTATTATTATTATGAAAAAAAGAGCTTACGATATAGCAAGACAAATATGTAATCTTGCAGAATTAAATGTATTTGAGAATACAAGAAAAAGAGAATATGTAGAAGCAAGAGCTTTAGTTTCTTTAGTGTTTTATAAATATCTAAACATAAGATTAACAAACATAGCAAGGTTCTTCCAAGATAATGGAAAGCCTATGCATCACGCAACTATATTGCATTTGATTAGAAGCTATGATACTTACAAGTTCTACAACAAGAATTTGGACAAGTGGTTAGATATGGTTATAAATGAAATTGATGATGTGGGAAATGAAAACAAAAGAACTCTCATTAAACATCGTATCAAATATCTTACTAATAAAGACATAGACGAATTAGCACTCTATACAGAGGATATGTACAATAAAGTTTTACAAAAAGAAGAAACTATTTAAAAATTGAATTTATTTTTCGATATATAGATATAAACATTCTTGATTAATCAAGTTTTTTCAACTTATGAG